TAATTGATATGGATAATGTACAAAATGGCAACTTCGGTGGCCAACAACAAGAAGAGACAGTAGTCATTAACTTGAACGACCTCTCTACAATCTTGCAACTTATTGACGTAGTGTCAACAAGAGGCGGGTTCCAAGGTCAAGAACTAGCTGGTGTAGGAATGTTAAGGAATAAGCTTGAAGCTTATCTAAGACAGAATGCACCTCAACAACAAGGTCCCGATGGGGACACCGCTGTTGGTGTAGAAGCTGGTGAACTGGCTGATAAGGTAATTGACTAAAAGATTACCAACCTTTCTCGAGAATAGGGGATCAGTTCCGACTGGTCCCCGCCCCTCAATTTTTATATTATATTATGCACAAGGTGATCTATGCAACACAAATCAAATGAAGTTCTATGGGTAGAAAAATACCGTCCTCAAAGTATCGAAGACACTATCTTACCCGAGACGATGAAAAATACGTTTCGCAAATTTGTAAATGACAAAAACGTACCAAACTTATTACTAACCGGTGGACCAGGAGTAGGTAAAACTACGATCGCTAAAGCCATGCTCGATGAAATGGGCTGTGACTATATCGTTAAAAACGGTTCCCTTAATGTGAATATCGACACTCTTCGATATGAAATCTCTACATATGCATCCTCTGTATCTCTTACAGGTGGTCGTAAATATGTTATCTTTGACGAAGCAGACTATCTAAATGCAACTTCTGTTCAACCAGCTTTACGTAACTTTATTGAAGAATATTCTGCTAACTGTGGGTTTATCTTTACTTGTAATTTCAAGAATAGAATTATTGGTCCATTAAGATCTCGACTCTCTGAAGTTGACTTCTCTATTGAACAAACTGAACGACCTCAACTAGCAATGCAATTCTTTAAACGTGTTATTAGTATTCTCAATAACGAGAATGTTGATTACGATAAAGCAGTAGTTGCCAAAGTTATTGAAAAGCATTTCCCAGACTTCCGTCGTGTACTAACCGAACTACAATCATATGCAGCTTCAGGTAAAATCGACGAAGGTATCTTTGTAAATCTAAAGCAAGAGAGTATGGATGAGTTATTCAACCTACTTAAAGCTAAAAACTTTACTGAGATGAGAAAGTGGGTTGCTACTAATTCAGATCAAGATATGAATGAAATGTTCAGACGTGTCTATGACATGATGCAAGCTCGTGTAGAGTTTAAGACTCAACCTGGATTTGTAGTCACTCTAGCTGATTATATGTACAAGAGTAATTTCGTTGCAGACCAAGAGATTAACATGGTTGCATTCTTAACTGAAGTTATGATTGAATCCGAGTATGTCTAATCCATTTAAGATTGATTTCCGCAAAACTATCGAATGCTTTAACTGTAGTGAGCGTATTGAAGGAGGTGAAGAATACACTCTAAAGTACCAAGCAGCAGATGGAGAAGCGGAAGTCAAGATGTGTGCTAACTGCGCAAAAGAATTTAATGAGATACTCATAGGAATCGAGGAGATACAAAATGGCTAAAGGTGACTTAAATCCATTTGATTTTATGAATGCTGCTTCTTTTAGTAAAGTAGATCTCATAAAAGATGGAGACAATCCAGAAATAATCGAAAAGCAATATAACGCTTATATTGTAAACCGAGGTTTTACAAATTTCGAAGATACAATACTACATGCTAATGAAATGAATCAGAGACACGAGCTGTTTCCTGGTGCACAATTTGATTACTACCGTGCAGTATTAAGAAAGCGTAAGAGATTCTCTAAATGGCCTAAGGCTACTAAAGACGTAGATCTCGACGCGATCCAAGAAGTTTATCAATGCAACAGAACAGTAGCAAAGCAATACTTCAAGGTATTGAACAAAGAGCAACTACAATCTGTGCACGATCGCCTCATTACAGGTGGCTGAGTTTATGAAAAAAATAAATAAGCTTATATGGTTATATACCGTGGCCACTAATAATTAAACAGGTGAATATGTATCATGGAACAAGAAGATATTTTTAGAGGTGTGGGCATCGAAGTAGTGCTTCCTACACCCGACAGTTTTCTTAAGATCAAGGAAACTTTAACAAGGATAGGGATTTCTTCTCGCAAAGATAAGAAGTTGTTTCAATCCTGTCACATCTTGCATAAAAAGGGTAGATACTCAATTCTTCATTTTAAAGAATTGTTTATACTCGACGGCAAGCACAACACGTTTACTGATGAAGATCATGCTAGACGAAACACTATTGTAAACCTACTTGAAGAATGGGAACTAGTAAAGATTGTAGATCCAAATAAAACAAAGGATCCAGTTGCTTCCCTAAATCAAATTAAGATCATTTCTTTTAAAGAAAAAGATGATTGGGAATTAACTGTCAAATACAATATAGGTAACGGAAAAAAGTAGTTGACAAAAATTTAATTTTATGATATAATGGTGAATATATAATGAATGTTTATAAAACAAAAGACAGCGCAATAATCCCTAAATACGCGACTCAAGGCAGTGCTTGCTTTGACATTCATGCTGCGTTTGATAAAGGTGATAAGATTATAGCCTATAATTCTGTTAATAGAAAAATAGAAGTTCTCGTTAAAGAGATCGAAGGTCAGCCTGCTTTCTTAATACACCCAGGCCAAAGAGTAATGATTCCAACTGGTCTAATATTTGATATACCAGAAAATCACGTAATGAAAATGTATATTCGTAGCAGCGCTGCTGCTAAAAAGGGTTTAACATTAAGTAACGGTGTAGGTATTATAGATTCTGATTATGTTGATGAAACACATATTCTTGTTCATAACATATCTGATAGTTTAACACGAGTGATCCACGGTGAAAGATTAGCTCAATGCATGGTCGAGAAAATGGACCAAACGCAATTAATAATGATTAACGAACGCCCTAAGCAGAAAACTGATAGGGACGGTGGAATAGGAAGTACTGGTAGTTAGAAAGTTTTGTTGATGACTCGGATTAAACCACCTGATTTCATCATTTTATCGAATTTTTTATATAATATTGCCATATATTCTCCTTATTAATATTTTGTATATACAGTATATTTATACAAACATGTTACAAGTACGTGACAAAAAGGTGACAAATTATGATAAAAGATGATACACTGCTTATTAAAGTAAATAAAGAGCAGAAAAAAGAATTCATTCAGCTCTGTAAAGATGATGATACAACAGCATCAAGAGAACTGCGAAATTATATTAAACAATTTATAAAGGCGCACAGAGAAACTGAATAAATAGATTTGTAGGTACGAATAATCGGCTTACAATAACCGGTGTGCTAACAGCCACCATAGTATAACTATATCTTGCATAAAAGGAGATAAAAATGACTGGATTAAATATACACAACCTTTCCCCGTTCACCGTGGGATTTGATCGAATCTTCGATCGTTTAGTAGAAATTGAGAACCACCCTGCACAGCATGGATCACAAGGTTTTCCACCCTATAATATCAGAATCAATAAAGCCGAAGATAAGTTCACTATCGAACTTGCACTTGCTGGCCTTGATGAATCTGATGTTGATATTGAAGTAAAAGAAAATCAATTAGCAATTAAGTCGACGTACGAAACTGGCGAAACTGCTGATGATAAATTTATTCATAAGGGAATTTCTAAAAGAAAATTTACGCGTAACTTTGACCTTGCAGATGACATTATCGTTAAAGGAGCAAGTTTCAAGAATGGTCTTTTAACCATTGGCCTTGAGCGTATTATTCCTGAGTCAAAAAGACCTCAGAAAATTAAAATCGACAATAAGAAAGAATTTTTAGTCGAATAACTACATTGAACGGAGGGCGCAATGCCCTCCACCTATAAGGAATTTATTATGGAAAACAAAAGAGTACCTGACGCGATCTTTAAAACGCGTGCACGAGACGTAGAATCTGGTGAATTTGAATGGAAAGAATTAACTACTAGTGATTTATTTACTGGTAAAAGAGTCGTTGCTTTCTCATTACCTGGAGCCTTCACACCAACATGTTCTAACTTTCAAGTACCTAGCTATCAAGCCAGGTCGATGGACTTTATTGAAGCTGGTATTGATAAAGTGTATTGTATTTCTTGTAACGATGCTTTTGTGATGAATGCGTGGGCTCAAGATCAAAGAGCTCCTAACATTGAGTTCTTACCTGACGGTTCGTGTGATTTTACTGAAAAAATGGATATGCTTGTACGCAAAGACAATTTAGGATTTGGTGCAAGGTCTTGGAGATACGCTATGGTTGTAAACGATGGTGTTATTGAAAAGATGTTTGTAGAGCC